CGAAAATGCCTTCCACGATCCAAATCTCTTCGACCGCCTGCAGGCTGTGCGCCGGATGTGACCAGAATCTGCCCTGGTAAGCCGATCCGAAGCTAAACCGCGCCTTCTTCTTGCCGAAGCGCTGCGGCTTATCGATCAGGCGCTCCCAATAGCCGTCGGCGACCGCAAAGCGGACCGTGGCGCTGCCGATGTTGAGATCCTTGTCGAAATAGCTTTCCTGCTTGTACAGGCCCTGTACGCGGGATAGAGTAAAGCCGCGGCCATGCTGCATATAAGCATCGGCCGCCGCTTGCGGGTTAGTCACATCCGGCGTCTGGTAACGCTTGCTCCAGTCGTCGAACAGGTCGGGATACAGCTCTTTGACGTGGCCTTCGTAGCCGCAATTGTTCAGACGGCCGCAACGCACTACCCACGGATTGTCGGCGTTTGCATACAGTTCTTTCTTTTGGCACTGGGGACAGGTGCCGGCGCGCAGATAGCCCTTTTTTTCGTGTTTGAAATTGAATTCAGACAGGCGGCTGAGGATGTCGGCGTGTAAAGATGGATTCATCGTGTTATTCATAATCCGCCGCGGCGCGGCGTTTGAGGTCTATCGGTTGGTGCTTGTTATCGGGGGTAGCAGCAAAGGTGCAGAAATATTGCCGCTGAAATTCTTGTGCAGTCACTGCGGGCCGCGCTTCCTCGACTGGATCCCGCCATAGGTGCGCGGGGATCCGGTCGCGCCAGCAGTGCGCAATGGTGGTCAAGGTGGTCAGCATCAGCGGCGAGACTTCGTGCAACGGGATGGTGATACGCAAGGCGCTATGGACGCGCTGCAGCTGGTCTAAGCTGACATTGGGTGCCGTCATCACCACTCCCCCGCCATACCGCCCAGGGCGTGGATGCATTCAGCGCACACCATGTCGAAGAACGAGGGGCAGTTGGCGCGTAACCAGTTGTCCGCCAGTTTCACGAGTAATTCTTGCCGGACGACGCATTTGATAAAAACTGACATGGTTCAATCCTTTACCCAGGACAGCGCGACGGCCAGCGATGGCGCGAGCATGACGAAACCGCACAGCAGGCCGGAACCGAATATCTTGCAAGTCTTCTTCATGGCGGCATAGCGCCGCAGTCGTTGCATGCGCGTCATGCGCCGGCATGACAAGCTGGGGAACGGATGAACCATCTGTTTAGCGACATAGGGTTGCATGGGTTTTCCTTATTTCAGAATGAGCGAATCCGGCACGCCTGATAACAGGCATGACAAAAGACAACGTGGGAGATAACTGCTTAGGCCGTGGTTACGGCGGAGCTAGGATGCGGTGATGGGTCATTGGCGTGTCTCAGGCTGGTGTCAGATTCAAGGTCAGCTGATTGATAGCAGACCAGTTAATGTGCTGAGAAAGCGGTACTTTGATTTCCGGCTTGACGATGGAAGATATGGACAAGGTCCTGGCGACTTCCAGCCTGGCGACAAAGGAGTAACCGCATTCCGGGTTCTGACACATATAGGTAATCTCCTTCATCAACGACGACAGCACGCGGCTTTTAACGGCCCGCGGCGAAGTAGAGCAAAAGGGACAGCACATTCCAATATTTCTCATTTCGACAATCTCTTTACCTGACACTTCAATCGGCCCTGACGCCGGTTTACAACAACTACAACAACGGTAATACGATTAGATGGGGCGAGAACACTCGCCCTGCCCCTTCCGGGCACACTCGCAATGCATGCCGACCTCGCCCAAAGTGGAGACAGCATCGAGATATTTGCAAGTGACCATGACGAAGCCGACAGCGGCCACCAGCAGGTCGATCTTGTCGATAACAATGCCCTGCCCGCCATTGAGGAAACGGCTCACCTGGGAGTCGTCCCAGCCGACCTTGTGTTGCACATCCTGACGACCCGGGCCAGTCAGCGCACTGCGCAAGGCTTGTTCGATTTGCATAGGACGCTTCATCATTGCCCCACAATCAGAACTGTGTGCGGATGATCGTCGACATCGATAAGCTGAAACTTCGATGGCTGTTTTTGGTATGCGGCGAGACCGATCAGGTACATATTGCGCATAAAGGTAGAACGGGAACAAGCACGGTGGACAGCATGCTGGTTAGCGACAATCACTTCGGATTGCCGTAATTGCACGACGACGCGCTCAGTGTCCAGACGACGAGGTGCGCGACCAAGCGGGTACATTCTTGTTGTCATAATGTATGATTATTGAATCGTTAGCGGTAACGAGAATATAGTACAAATAAATATACTTGTAAATAAAAAGACGAAATATGAATACTTTAGGTTTACGATTGAAGCAGGAGCGAAAACGTCTTGGTATGACGCAGCCCGACTTTGCTTTGATTGGTGGGGTAGAAAAAGGAACGCAAATAAATTATGAACAGGACAAGCGCTTCCCTGATGCCAAATATCTGTTGGCAGTTGCTGCCATTGGCGTCGATACGAACTACGTGTTGCACGGTGAACCCTCAAAAACAAATTTGAGCGAGGATGAGACGGAATTGCTTTTTGGGTATAGGGGACTGGATGTTCGAGGCAAAGCCGGCGTACTCAGTATGATTGAAACGCTCGGAAGCGGACCGTCCATCGCTGCGCGGGAAAAACAGGCCCAGCTTGCTAATACGACCGTGACTGGCGGAAAAATTACCGGAAAAAAAGCGCAAGTCATTCAAGGCAACAATATGACGGGCACCACAACGATCCATCTCAGCCGTAAAAAAAAGGACGCTGTATAAAATCAGGCAACGTGTGTCCCGCCTGACCTTTTCATTCAGCGTTGCAATCGATAAGCGGAAGAAGTCGAGTAGCAGGGGAAATGCTGGCAACAAGACCGGGGGCCGCATTCTACAGATTTCTCCACAAAAATTTATTTCCCCTCACTGTTTTCCGCGATTATCTGGCGCCGTTCCTGGATTTTTTCCCACTCAAGTTTTGCTGCACGCGCCGCCGTTTGTTTGCTCGCATAAATATGCGTTAGTGATTTGGGATTACTGCGAGATCCTGCAAGCTGTTCCCCTTGTTTCTTGCTGACCTTGTCGCGCCATTTGGTGATGACACCAGTAACGCCAGGATCTGGATCGACCTCATCTTCCCGTTCGACTTCCGCTTCCTCGGTGCGCGTCTCCAGCTCGACACTGCTGGTAAAGCCGGCGTCGCTGATGCTGTGCCGAACCTTGGTGCTCAGCCAGTCCTGATGATCGATTTCGGTTTTGAATCCCACGACTGCCACCGGCGATTGCGGCATCAGCGCCGGATCGCCCATTGCCAGCGACAATTCCAGGGTCGCAGCGCCGCGCTGAATGCGCTGCCATTCGGCGACCGCTGCAGCGCGGGCGTCGGCCTCACTGGCGTAGGTGGTGCGTAATCTCTTGCTGTTGCCTGGCTGGCCGGCGACGACACTGCGGCGCAGGCCATGGCGGTCGTCATGCCAGAACACGCGCACGCCGCTGTAGCTGTCGCGCTCGGCGCTATGGTAGCGGTGTCTATCTCCCAGGTTGCGCGTAATGCGGATCACAGGCAGGTCACGGCCTGACGCGGTCTTGCTGCGGCCCGCCGGCATGAACAGCAGCGTGTCATTTTTGACCGTCGCGGCTGCATCGTATTTCTTCCCAAGCCGGCGCAGGAATGCCGCGTCGCTCTCCCTGGTTTGGTCCAGGTGCGCAATTTTTATTCCTCGCAGCGCCTCCGCAATACCGGCTTTCAGCTCCTGCTGAAACGCGATCACCTCGATCACCGCGCCTAGCGTGGTGTCATGGAAACTGCGTTCCACCGGCTGGCGGAACGTGTCGATCAGGCTGGCCGTCCTGGCGCGCAAGGTCAGCAGATCCGGCGTACCGCTATGCTCTATCTCATCGACCGTAAACACGCCCTTGTCGACCAGGCCGGACTCGGCCCAGCCGATCTGCACATTGATCCTGGCACCCCTGCTTGGTATCGCCAGCTGACCATCGGTATCGGACAGGGTGATACTCAGTTCGTCGGCGCTGTCGCTACGGCACTCGGTCAAATCGAGACTGACCAGGCGCGGCGCAAATTTGGCAGTCAAGTCCCGACCGTCCAGGGTGATCTTAAATGCAGGAATCGGATAGGCCATCAGAACACACTCCGCACGTCGTTGGCGAAGCTGCTTGCGCTGTTGCTGATGCCCTCCAGGCTCAGCATGTTCTTGATGCTGCCCAGGTCGCCCAGGGTGTTTAACAGGCCCAGCACCGATTCGTCGGTACGCTCCAGGGTGATCGTAAAGTCGATCTTGCCGGCGTCGCCATCCTGCCCCAGGACTGTTCTCCCCTCGGTCATGCCGGTAATGACGAACGAGCCGTAAATGCGCCCGGTCCCTGCAATCAGGATCCAGGATTTACCGGTGTCCCCCATCAGGCGCAAGGCATCGAGCGAATAGACGCTGCCGGTCAATTCCGGCGCTATCCAGCCGGACAGGGTAATGGTGTCCTCACCCTTGCCGGTGAACTGCCGGGCGTTGCGGGCGCCGACACGGGAAGTGCTCGGGTGCTTCCAGTCGGTTTTGCGCTGCAGCTCCTGGTAGGCCAGGGTCGGCAAACTAAAAACAAACATGCCCAGGGCCATCATCATCCTATTGCTCCTCTCAATTATCGTAATCGGACAGGCTGGAACGGATCCGCGCCGCCTTCTGCCTATCTCGCTGTTCCAGCGCCTGCGCCACAGCCCGGGCAATCGCCTGTTCATCCATGCCCGGTGCAGCGGCAATGCTGATCGTGATCGTGTCACCCTGGATCACCATGCCGGCGCCAGGTGTGCGCGGCGCCAGCGGCGGCCGTGTATCGAAGGCTAGCGCCGGCATCGATGCTGCGCCGATGGCAATCCCGGCGCCCAGCTGAGTCAGCCGTTTGGCGAGGCCGCCGACCTGGTTGAGCGGATCTCCCTGGCTGCGCTGCAGCCCGACCGCCAGCCCCTGCATCGTGAAATCGCCCAGCTCGGCAAATACCCGGCTAGGACTGTGAATACCCAGTTTTTCCTTAAACCAACCGACGACGCTGTCGCTGGCGCCGGCAATCGCTGTGCGAACGAACCCCAGGGCGCCGGTAATGCCGTTCGCCAGCCCCTGCATGATGTTCAGGCCGAAGTCGCTAAATTTCGCCGGCATGTCGATGCCGAACCAGCGCAACACGCCAGCGAACGCCTGGTAAAACAGCCCCAAAGGCGACCAATTCAGCACCAGGGCGGACACGCCACCGATGCCGCCGGCGAACGCTTGCTGCACATCGGCCCACAACCCGCCCGCAAACGCCTTGATGCTGGCCCAGGCACGATAAAACGCATTACCGGCGGTATCCCATAGGTCAGTAAAAAATCCTTTAATGGGCTCCCAATACTGATAGATCAGGTAAGCCGCCAGGGCAATGGCGGTAATCACCAGGCCAATCGGATTCATCAGGAAAGCCCGACCGACAAATAACAAGGCGCGACCCAACCACAGAAAAGCCGACCCGATGCCGCGCAAGATCGGCGTCAGCACGCCGCCGGAGACGCCCATCTTGGCGAACAGCACATGCAGCATCGCATAGGGACCGATCAAGGCGGCCAGGCCCAGCATCAGCGGCCCCAACACCACCAGGATGGCCGCTAGGCTGCCAAAGCCCACAATCATGACCTTGGACAAGGTCGGATTTTTCTCCATAAATCCATTCAGGCCGTCCAGGGCAGCGGTCGCGCTATCGATGGCGCGGGAATACAGCGGCAGGATCTTCTCGCCCATGCTCAGTTTTAAGTCGGCCAGCTTAGCCAAGGTTTCCATTTCCTTGCCGCCGGCCTGCTCCCGCGCCAGCGGTTCCAGCTGGTCGACGTCGTAGGCCCCCTCGTTCAGCTTCCGGTTCTTGTGGATCTGGGCGCGCTGTAGATACATGTTCGCCATCAGGTCGCCGGCCTTGCGGTTGGTGTACAGGCTGCCGATGGTGTCCAGCACCTGCGATTTCTTGGTAATGCCGTGTTTTGCCAGCTGCGGCAACAGCACCTGCTCCATCCACTCGAACTGGCTTTTCTTGAAGAGGTCAGCGCCCAGCAGTGCGCCAGGATCCAGTTGGGCGCTCTGCCCCACCTTGTCATGTTTGACTTTGGTGTGATCCCCAATCAGGCCCAGCTTGTCCAGGTTCATCGCGGCGCGCTTGCTGGTCCTGCCCTGGTACAGATTGTTATAGCTCGACATCAGGCCGTTACCGACGCCGAAGCCGCCCAGCTCTTGGACTAGCGGCTCCAGCTCGTAGTAAAAGGACTTTTCGTCCATGCCCTTGGCGGCAATGCCGCCGGTTTTAATGAGGTTCAACCACTCGGTAGGGCCGACCCGGCCGCCGGTCGCAGAAATGACTTTCTGCACCATATTGGCCTGCTCGTTGAATTTCGCGGCGCTGGCGGTGCCGCCGCGCACCTCGATAACCTTCAACATGTCCATGAACTTGCGTTCATTCTCGCCGCCGGCCTCTTCACCATAGAATGCCTTGTTGGCAAATTTCATTTTCGCCAGCATGGGCGCGACCATTTGCGCGTGCGGCAGATCGCCGAACACGGACATACTGTCGCGAACCAGCTCCAGGTTCTCGGCATGGCTGGTGCCGTAGGTCTTCATGCCGCGGGCATAGCGCTCGGCATCAAAGCTGACCTTGGGACCAAGGCCCAAGGCGGTAATGCGCGCCTTCTCAGTCTGATAATGTTTCGCGTCTTTTAATCCGTTGACCAGGGGCACACCGACCGCGCTGCCGGCCACCGTCGCGCCGACGCCAGCGGCGGCGACATTGCCCGCGGTGGAACGCAACTTGTCGGCATGCTGGCGGGCGCTGCCTACTTTCTGCTGATGGCCGGCAATCGCGGATAATCGCTTTTGCTGTTCGGCCAGCTGGGTATTCGTGGCGGCAATGTCTCCCCGTAAACTGCGCTCATGCTGCGCCAGGCGGCTAGTGCCGATGCCGGCACCGGACAGGCGGTCCCGTAACACCTGCAATTGCGCACTGTGCTGCTGACTTTCATGTTTCAAGGCACCGGCCGACTTTACGGCGGCGTTAAATTCGCGGGTCATGGCCCGCGTCGGCTGAGCCGTTTGCTGCATCCTATTTGCCAGGCCGGCGACATGCTGCTGGACCTCGCGCAATTTATTCGTACTGGAATCCAGACCGGCATGCAGCTCACGGAAACGCCCGACATCCTTCTGCAGGGCGTTCAATTCCTTCAAGCGGTCGCTATTGGCCTTGATGGCCTTTCCCAGAACGGACGATTCGCCGGTGATCTTCTTTAGCGGCGCGGTCAATTTATCCAGCGCCGCAAAGACCACCTGTAACCGCAGTTGCTTGTCATTCATTCAATGCTTCCTAATCATCCGCGCCGCTGCGCACCCTGGCGCGTTCGCGCCAGGCCATCAAGTCCGTTAAATCCAATTCGTCCATGGCCTGCGGCGGCCAGTGAAACACCGTCGCAATATCGGCCATGGGATCTTCTACGAATTCGGGTAGACCACCGGACGATCTGCTTTCTTCAGCAAAAAAACAGCCACCTCGGAACCCAAGGCCATCAGATCCGCCAGATCCAGCTTTGCCACGTCATGCGGCGCCAAGGTCGGCACGGTGACACGCGGCAGCACACGCTGCAGGGATAGCACATCCAGATTGCTCAGATCCACCAGCGAGACGCCGCGCAGCTCACCGGCCATGGGCTTGCGGATCTGCACGCTGGTGATCAGGGTATCGCCACGGGTCAACGGTTCTTCCAGGGTGACCGTTTTATACAGACCGGTAGCGGCGATGTCGGCGTCGGCAGCGTTGGTGGTGACAGGGGTAGAATTTTTCATACGGGGAGCCTTTAATAGTGAATAAAAAAAAGAAATGGGTGCTGCTGTCGATGTTGTTGCTGATACTGACGTTGATATCGCTGCTGATATCAACGTTAGTGGTCGTCGGACTTACAGCCCGATAGCGCGCCGGATATCGGCGTTGCGGTCCTTGCCGTCGATCTTCTCGATGGCATTGATAAAATCGAATTCGAAGATCGGCCGGTTATCGATGGTCAGCTTGTAATAGCTGCAGGCGGTCGTATATTTCTGGTTGGTATCCTCGGCGGACTTGGCGTTACCCATATCGATTTCCTTGTGCCGCCCGCGTACCACGATCTCGACCGCCGACATGCCACCATCGTCGTCATTCTCGTACGCGCCAGCAAAGCGCAGTTGCGTCGCGTTATGGCTGCGGGCGCCATACTGCAACAGGGCTTCCAGGATGAGACCGCCGGCAGTCCATTCCAGCGTAATGGCTTCATTGCCCAGGTCAACCGATACCGGACCGCTCATGCCGCCGGCACGGTACTCTTCCATCTTGCGAGAGAGTTTCGGGAGGGTAATCTCTGTCACCTGGCCGCGATAGGAGTTACCGCTATCGAACAAAATAAAATCTTTGAGTTTTTTAGGCATGCCCATAGGGTGGTCTGCTTTCTATGTAAGTGAAACGGTTAAGCGGCGGCCACAGCGGCGGCGAAATCGGCCAGGTAGCGGTCGGTGATGCGCTGCTGGAACATCAGGTTTTCCAGAGGCGGGACCGGCGTGTAGTCGTAATCAATCGCCAGCTTGCCATCCTTCAAATTTTCCTTGCTGTTGTATTCAGCATCGAACCAGGCGTTGCCGCCCAGCAGATAGCCGCCACGGATCAGGTCGCGGAATTTCGCGTTGATGCTCTCGATCAGGTCTTTGACCAGGGCCGGATGCATGGGCACGTCGACATAGGCCATATGCGCTTCGGCGATGGTGTCGGCCACCACCTGGGCGGTGCGGGTATAGTTCTCAAAGTAAAAATAACCGCCGACTTCGCAGGTGCGTGAACCCCAGAAGCGAAAGCCGTTGCTGTTGATCAGGGTCGTGACTTCCTTGCTGTTCAGGTAACCGGCATCGGTGGCCGGGTCTTGCAGATCCCAGAACACGTCCGAGGAAATGCCGGTCGGGCCGTTGACCACCATATTGGAGAGCGTTTTATGCCAGCCGATCTCTTCGTCGATCTTGGCACGCATGCCCAGCGCGTAAGCGGTCGCCGCCATGCTGGCATCCGCGTTAGTCGCGGTATCCCAGTTCACGAAATCGGGCCAGATCACCATCAGTTCGCGCTGACCGAAATCCTTGCGGTAGGCGGTCGCTTCTTCCTTAGTCAGGCAACCATGCGCCGACACATACGCGAAAGCGCGCAGTTGCTGCCCGACGCTTGCCAGCGCATTGGCGACCGCCTTGGTGTCCAGACCAGGTGCGCCCAGGATCCGCGGCTTAACACCGAGCCGGGCCTGGGCCGCCAGCAGCGCTTTGATCCCCGTGTATTTTCCGGCGGCGGTGGTGGTGCCGATGACATTGGAGGTCGTCTCGGCTTCGTCCTTGCCTTCGGCCACGCGCACCACGATGGTCATGGGCTTGGTTTGCAGGGCAATGGCTTCCAGGCAGCGGCGCAACGTCCCTTTGACGCCGGCCTTGCCTTGCGCTGCAATCACATTGGTCAGCAGGACCGGCGTATCGAGCGGAAAGACAGCCGGGTCGGCATCTTCGGCGGTGGCGATCAGGCCGATGACGGCGGTGCTAACGGTACGGATCGGGCGCGTACCCTCGTTCTTTTCGATGACGCGCACGCCATGGTGGTAATCGGTAGGCATAAGTAAAACTCCTGGGGTAAATGAGGTTGAAGAAGAATTAAGCGGTGATGGGCGCGACAGGCCAGGTGAGGCCATGCGGGTAGCTCTCCTGGTCGACCAGGCGATTGAGGCCGACCCGATAGATCTTCCAGGCGCGCAGCAGCGCAACATCGGCGGCGCTGGCGTCGTCCACGTCGACACGGTCCTGGTATTTCGTTACCTCGCTGTTGGCGCGGCGCAGCTCCCGCGCCATGCGCTCCTGTACCGCTTCCACCAGCTCGGCGTCGCTCGGAAAATAGTCCGGCACGCCGTCCGCCTGGCGTGCGACGCAGTCGGCGTGGATAGCGCGACCATGCGCTTCCACATCGTCGGCGCACGCCATGTACGACAAGTAATCGTCACGGCTGACGAATTTGACCGAACAGGTAAAACCGGCCGGCACGCGCACGATGTCCCGGATGTCGGTATAGGAGAATGGGTTGACGCTGGCCTGCGGCGCCTGGTCGTTTGTTGCATTGCTATCGGTCTTTGTCATTACGCTACCCTTTGCCATAAAGCTGTTCGTGTGCCCATGCCGCCATCGCCGCCGGACCCGAAGTCATACGCATAACCGCGCAATTCCCAGGCACCGCCAACCTCTGAGTTCGTATGGTTCTTGTTCAGGTGATATCCCCCAATGCCGCCATGCACCAGCCCCTGGCCGGTCAGTTGCGTGGCATAGCTGGCGGTGCCAGCATTGGAGGCATAGTTGGCGCTATTGGCGTAATTGACATTGAAATTCGACGGGTTGTAGACGTTGACGTCATCGGGCGTATTTCCGCCAAACATCCAAGTAGGTTGGCCGCCGATACCGTTCCAATTTAATCTAGTGCGGTGTGAACCAAAAACGACCGACCCCATATCGGTGGCATCCACCGTGACCTTCACGCCGCTGCCGTTGCTCCAGCCGATTTTGATAGCATTGGAGGTTTGCCCGATGCCGGTGCCTTGCTGTACCGGGTTATAACCGAGCATGTCTTGTTTGGCGCCAGGATTGAAATTCCCCGCATGCCACAACTTATAGGCGTTCGCTCCCATCGAATAACCGCCGACAGCGAGGTCGTTATTGCCATCCAGCCCGAAATGCGTGGCAAACATGCCAGGGCGGTGGAACGTCATGTAGGCATGGTCGGTCTTGTCCTTGCTCATGACCTCAATAGTCGGCCTGCCTGGGCCGTCGCTGCCAATGGCGCCGATAGAGCCGGAAACCTGCAACTGCCCTGAGACACTGCCGCCGGCCAGAGACAGATAACTTTTAAGAACGGCGTCCAGGCCACTCTGAAACACGAAGCTGCCCAGATCCAATTTGTCGACTGTCGCCTTCAACTGATCGCCAGCCGCGCCGATCTTGACGGTATTGGGCGATTGCCCGATGCCGGTGCCTTGCTGCACAGGCGTGTAATTGAGCTTGTCCTGCTTGGCGGCTGGGTCGAACGTGCGGGAATCCCAGAGTAACTTCCAGTCGTGGCCCTCAAACGGTTTATTTGTCCCGAGATACCCGGTCCGCTGCCAGGTGCGGTGCGCAATGGTCGCCTCGGTATAGACCTGGTGCACGAACTGGCCGCCGTTCACAGTGGTCAAGCTGCCGTAACCATCGGCGCCAGCCGGCAACCTGGTAGCGGCGATCACGCCGCGATCATTAGCAACCGAGACATCGCGCACGCCGGTGTCTAACAAGGTATCGCAATCGGTATCGCTGCTGGTGACCGCCTGCAGCTTGCGAAAATACAGAGAGTTAGCGCGGTCGGCAGTCAGATACGCCTGGTGCGGGTCTGCTTCGGCCCGGTGGTCGGTCATCGCCTTAGCCACGGCGGATGTCAATCCGGCGGGGGTCACTGCGCGGGTGGCATC